ATTCCCTAGACTAAATCGAACACTTCATACACTTCAGCTTGAACATCATAGCGAGGTGCATGTGCTGGTGAGTCATTAGCCCGTGTTGATGTCCACTTTGAGCAAACAAACTTGCGTCGAATATTGTCTCCGGGCGCTGTCCAATACCACCAACGCACGCCGCCATGCCGCCTGAAGAAGTCCACGAGGATGTTACGTTCGTCCTGGGTCTTGTTCTTCCACGGAATAGACATTGTCATGCTGACTGGGTTCAAACCGTCAGTTATGCGTGCTTCGTAACCGTCACCGAACCTGACGCGACGCACGCGCGGTTCCTCGTTGTAGGTCGGCGCGAATGAGACGGGGAAATTGGGCAGTGTTTCAGCCATGATGCCGCTTCCTAATCATCAATACCCACCGTTGGCGTTGAGCAGCCCCCCAGGTCGCTGGGCCTGCGTCAATCGCTCATCGACTGCCATGCTGACCATTTTGGCGATGTTGTTAGCCTGCGCTTCAGCCGCCCCACGGTCGCCACCGGCAGGAGCGGTAACGTTGATATTGTTGACAACGGTAACGCCGCGTGTACTATTGTCGTTATTGTTGTTGACTGGTTGCATCGCGGCCATTTGTTCTTTCGTAAAGACACCCTCCCCCTTTTGCAAGATCGCGGGAGTTTCGTTGCTCGCCAGCCCGCCTGTATGGAATTTGGGGAAGCCCGCGTATGGCTTAGTCATCACCGGGGCATCGCCGACGATGCCGCCCGTGTGGAACTTCGGCAGTGACCGCATTGGTAATGGGTCGCTACCGATAACGCCGCCCGTATGCGCAACTATCGCACCGCCAGCCACACCACCCGCCACGCCGAAGCCTCCGCCAAACATCATAGCCAATGGTTGTATGATGGCCATACGAATAGCCATTCTGGCTAGGTCTGCCGCAATAGCCTTAGCCATATCGGCGAATGCTTCCTTGGCAGACTTCGCGCCGGTGACAATATCGACAAGCGCATCTTCGAACGCCATCAGTCCGCCCCGTGTGGCCAACTGGAATGCAGTGTTCATGTTCGGGATGCTCGTGGCCAAATCCGCTAGCGCGGTACTCTGCGTGTCCACCGCATATTTAGCCTTGCCCATGGCTGCTGCTTGCTTTTCTTCCTCGGCAGTCAGGGTAGCCGTCGCGTCTTTTAGCTCTTTTTTCTTCTGCGTCAGCATGGCTAGACGTTCGGCTTCGATGTATCGAGCTTCCCCGATCATCTGCGACATGCGCAGTTCGGCTTCCATCGCTCCAAGGTCGATATCCGCCATGAGTGATTTCTCGTCACTTTTCCGGACTTCGTTGAGGTCGCGTAGGGCAAGCATTCTGTCGCGGATTTCATCAACGGACTTTTGGTGCCATTCTACACCAGCAGCGACAGCGGCGGCATGAACCTCTTCTTCGAATGTCGCCTCACGAATTGCGGCCCCGCCTTGACGATATGCCGTTGCCATTTTGGCAGCGGACTCAATCTGACGATCCATGCCGGCAAGGTCTTTTTCCGCGTTCAAGAAGCGGTTGGCAGCGTCTGCGGCGAGCGCTAAGTTCTCTAGTTGCTCGACGGCTTCGGGCGTCTCGACGACACCACGTTGAACGGCGGTATTCCAAGCCTCGTTCGCCGCCTGAGCCTTCATGACGGCAACCGTACCTTCCTTGTGGGCTTCGGCAAGAGCAACGGTCTGGTCAATGGCTTCCTGCTGGTCAAGCAGGTCAGTTTTAAAGTCAATGGACTCCTTCAAGCCCTTCATTTCGGCTTTCTGGTCCATGATTATGTCGGTGTATTTTTCCCCGACTGTAGCCAGCAATTGCGTTCTGTCGGTCGTATCTTCTATCTCGTTCCGCATGCCAACGACAGCACCACGACCTCTCGCAAAAGCTTCATCCATGACGCCGAGAGTGCGGATCATCTTGTCGTTTGCGGCAAACTGCTTGTCAAAGCTCTCCTGCTGTTTTTGGGCTTCGGTTTTGGGTGCCCGTGTTGACCTTGGCGGCTTTCGCGGCGTATCCGTGTCGGTGCCAAATGCTCTTGTGCGTGCGGCAGCCGGGTCTGTCGGCGGTCCCTGCTGCTGGGTATCCTGCGTGGCTGGCTGATCAAACAGCGCGGGAACAGCCCGCTTCATGAAGTCACTATTCGCGATGCTGTCTAGCGTGTCCCCTATAGTGCCGCCTTTTTCAATGCCCAAAATACTGGACATCGATGGCATGCCCTCAATCTTGGTCGAAAGCAAATCCATGATATCGATAAGGTCGTTGAGTTGGTCAACGATACCTTCAATGTCTCTACCTAACAGCCGCGCTTGATTGCCGAGCCAGCCGCCAAGTATCTCGCCCAACTCCTTTGCTTCTTTCAACGCATCGACCATTGATGTAGCGAAGTCATCAAGACCATCGCTCAATCCGGCTTTACCCATATCCTCGGAGAACTTTATCCACGACTTGGACATGGCATCGAATGCGCCGGTAACGCCCTCCGCTTGGGCTTTCATCGAACCGGCAAATTCGGTATTGCCCATCTGCTTAATGAACCCAGCGATGGCGCTGCTGCTATTCTTAACTTCGGTCGTCATGCCGTGGTAGGTGAAGATGACCTTATCACCGCTTTCCTTGGCTTTTAGCTGCGTCTCATTCAGTTTGTTGAAGTTGCCCGACGCCGCCTCTCCGACAGCTTCAGCCAGTTCCTCCATCGACAAGTTCAGTCCGGCGGCGACGTTGCTGTAGGACTCCATTGCCGCCCGGCTGGCTTCCAGACCGTTGGTGCGCAATTCAACAAAAGCAGCAGTGGCATCTTCAAGAGTTACCGTCGTGCTGGCTGCGAATTCCTCCAGCATCGCCATCGCTATTTCGGCGGCGGCAGTGGTGCCTGTTGCTGCCTGTACTGCGTCTTCGTAGTCCTCAAACGCAGTGATGGCGGTGATGATGCTGGTCGAGATGGCAAGCAGCGCTTCGCCGACCAGTTCCATCGCTTCCATTTCGCGGGTTGCGTCCTTGAACGCATCGCTCATGCTGTCGGCGGCGGCTCCCGCTCTGGCCGCAGCCGCCTGAATGGCGTTCAGTGAGTCGGCGGCTTGGTCTGCCTTCTTCGGGATATCGCCAGCGGCATCGCCTATGTCGTCAATAGCGTCGGCTGCACGCTTGGCTCCCTTGACGACATCTTCAACATCGGCTTCGACGCTGATCCTGGCCGACCCGCCGCCGCTCGGGAACACTTTGCCTAATTCGTCGCGCAGCCGACCGAGTTCCGCGATTGCCCGCGACGTATCGACGTTGATGGGGATCTCGACGGCATCGGGTGTTAGCCGCGACACGCCGTCGATTTCCGCCCGCGCCTGTTCAGCGTCTACGGCTATGTCAACTTCAATGGGGTCGTGCGTTTGCCGGAAGAATGCGTCGATTTCCTCGTTGGCACGGACAGCATCGACGGTAACCGGGATCTTGACCGGGTCGGGGGATTGCTCAAAAACGCTGTCGATTTCGGTGCGGGCTTGGTCCGCATCGACGGAAATCGGGACGTTGACCGGGCTGCGCGTCTGTCCCGTCAGCCGGTCAATCGCGGCGTTGGCTCGATCCGTGTTCGCGGCAACAGGTACTTCGATGCCATCGCGTCGGCGGCGGATGAGCTCGCGGACTTCCCTTTCGGCTTCAGCTTCGTCCGCCGTAATGGCAAGTTCGATAGGTTCTGGCGACTGGCGGGAAACGCTCTGAAGCTCGGCATCTACACCAGCCGTGTCCACTCGAACGGGAAATTCAATTGCGTCGGGCGTGACCTGCGAAACGCCGTCAATTTCCCGCCGCAATTGGTCGGCAGCAACAGAGACAGGAAATTCGATGGGATCGACGGCACGAGCCGAGAAACTATCAATCGCAGAACTGGCGCTGTCGGTACTGACGGTTACCGGAAGTTCGACAGAACCGCGTCGCCGTCCAAGAATTGCGCGAAGTTCCCGTTCCGCTTCTGCTTCATCCGCTGTAACGGACAAGTCTATAGAGTCACGCGGTTGGCGCGAAATCCGTTGGAGTTCAGCGTTTACGCCCGTGTCTTCCGCACGGACGGGAATGTCGATGGAAGCGGGGTCGATGCGCGAAACGCTGTCGATTTCCGCCCTGGCCTGCCCGGCATCGACGGATATTGGAACGTCAATGGGCGGGACTATGCTGCCCGACAACCCATCGATTGCCGCATTGGCGCTATCGGTATTGGCTGTTACGGGAACTTCGACCGGGTTGCGGGAGCGACCCTGAACGTTCCTGATCCCGGCTTCGAAATCGCCGTCATTGACGGTGACGGGCAATTCGACCGCGCCACGTGACTGAGACATAAGGCGGCGAAGGTCAGCTTCCGCCGCCACATCGTTCATCCGAACGGGGATATCAATAGGGTCGGGCGTGCGCTGGAAGGCTTCACGCAACTCGGCTTCAGCGCCCGCCGTGTCCATGCGAACGGGAACGCTGACACCACCCGACTGCTCCGCTTCAGCAAACACCCGCTGAAGCTCGGCAATGACCGTATCCGTGATGAGATCAACGGGAATGTCGATGTCATCGGGCAGGGAAGCGAGCATCCTACCCACTTCCGCCGCTGCCGCTTCAGTGGCGATTTCCAGCGACGCTTCGATAGACACGCCGTTGCCGACGTTGCGGTCAACTTCATCCCGAATGCGGTTGACGATGCCCGCCGTTTCCCGGTCGATGGCCGACGTGTTGAAGCCAATCGGGATTTCGGCGGACGCACCCGAAATGCTGGCAAGTGCCGACCTGACTTCTGCAATGCCTTCGGTGATGCCCGAAGTATTGGCTATGATGTCGATTTCCGCGCCGCGAACCTGCGCGGCTTCACGCTTAACGTCCCTTAGCGCCTGCTTGACTTGCTCCGCACCCTGTTTCGCCCGCGTGCTGTTGATGCCAATATGAATAGTTCTGTCAACCATGCGATGGCACCTTCAGACGACGGGACGGCGGCGGCGGTATAGTCAGCGGATCAGGTCGCGGTCGGCGGATTGTCGCCCCAGAACAAGCGGCTGATAGCCTGTCGGATCGTGCGGGCGACCGGGACCATCGGCGGGGATGCCGTCATGATCTGGTCAAGCGTAACCATCGGGTGATGCCGACGCAGGACGCACGCGACGTAATCGCCGAGCACGGCAGGGTTCATCAAGTCCGGGTCCTCGCCGTGCTTCGACCGCACTTCCGCGAAGCTCGTCCACGTGAATTCGGCTTTATACACATTGCCGTCGATTTCGATTTCCGGAATGCCGCCTTTCTTCGCCGGAGTATCCTTGACGGCGGCGGGCTTGTCGGCAATCTGTTCGGCTGCGCTCATGTTGAACTCGTCTGCATTGTTACGGGATCGCCAGTGTTTTCCGGCGGAGGGGGCTGAAGGGAAATGCTCTTGGTCTTCGTGGCACCCATCATCGCGGCAATCATGCGCTTGGCCGCGATCTGGTCAGGGTCGTCGCCATCTTCCACGCGGGTAGGGTCGTGCTTGGGCGGGAAAAGAGTCTTGAGCGGAGGGATGGTCTTGGCGCGACTGAACACGGCGGTATGCCAGCCAGCGGCAATCAGCGTGTTGAATTCGTCCTGCATCGCTTCGGCATTGGCTTCGACCAGCAGGCCGGTTTGAAACGGTGTCAGGCTCCAGAAATCGGCGGGCGAGATACCAGCGCGGAAAGCTGTCGCGTACACCTTGGCTATCTGCTCCAGCCGGTTCGGGTCAACGCCCTGACCGCTACCGTCTTCATGCTTCGGTGGCGGTTCCCGATGCCCGTAATATGCTATGCGCAAGGCATTGTTGAAATCCGCAACGACTGCCGCCATGGGCGGCGATGCGTTGAAGATATCCGCCGCTGTCATGCTGCTGTGATACCGAGCCAAGCCGGCCACGAGCACGCAGGCGAGCGTTTCCGGGTCGAACAGGTTGGGATCGGACCCGACTGCCTGCGCCATGACGGCCAGCGCCCGCCAGTCGTAGACCAGCGTATAAGTCTTGCTGCCGAGCAAAAGCGGCGCTTCGCCCTGTATCGGGTTCACTAAGTTTTTCTAAGCCTTGATCTGCTGAAGATAGAGTTTCCAGGCGGGCACGACCACGTAGCACGAACCGTCAACCTCGATGTTCGGATCAGGCAACGGCGGGTCGATCTTCAGCGCGGTGATGGTGCTCTCAGCGTCATAAGCCGTAACCTCAGCAACGCGGCTCTGATACAGCACCTTGTCGCCAATTGAGTAAACCGGGATGGCGGCAACAGCGGTAATCGCTTCCTCTTCGACCGTCGTATACGACGTGAAAGCGCCGTAGGCGTTGTCGTCCTGGGTCAGCGTGACGCGGTACATCGGTCCACGCGGCCCGCCGATGATGTCCGTCACGACGCCGGGACCACGCCCGGCGACGATGACGGCTTGACCAATAAGGAAAGACGGCATTAGGTGAGAGAGGCGAATGTCCAGTCCACGCCGCCGCTGACGCGAAGCGACACGTCAGCGGTTGACAACGCATCGACGCCAACGCTGGGAGCAAAGTTGGTCACGTAAGCGTTGAAGATTGCCGTGGTGCCGCCGGTCGGGCGCTTGTCGGAGTAGGTGATACGATAGACCGCCATCTCCAGATTTTCCTGATCATCGATCATTTGCTGCTGGCCTGCGTCGCCCGGCACGAAGTTAATGCCCAAGGTCACTTCGCCGTTGTCCTTCAGGCCGGGGACGAACTCCTTGGCCGCACTGGAAAGCGTCGTGGTGTCGAGCGTGGTGGACGCACCGCCGGGACCCGTGATCGTCTTGACCTCAGCAATGTCCACGAACACGGTCGGCGTAGCGAGATCCGCCCGCGCGATGATAGTGCCCTGACCGGAAAAGGCTCTTGATGCCATGTCTCAATGCTCCTGGGGGAATAGTCTAGTGAAGTGGTGGAATTTCGCGGTCAGGTGGTCGCGTTGACAGCAGCCCCGAACACGATGCGGACCCATGCTGTACCGTTGCTGTAGGCGAGGCAGGGCTGACCGGCAGCACCGTTGGACACAGCAATAATGCGGTTGGCGTTGGCCGACGCGCTGGGCACCGTGGCGACGGTGTAGGTCGGGATCTTGAGCGCCTTTGCCATCGCGCCACCGTGAACGCGACCGTAGGTGTGATCGTTAGCGAGAGGCATGGGGAGAGTCCTTTTCAGCGGGCATAGAAAAACCCGCCGAAAAGGCGGGCGGGGAAGGCTTCTAGTGGTGGCGAAGTTTATTCGGTCGGCGCTTCCGGCGCGGGAGCCAGCAGGCCAACGGTGGCAAGTGCATGCCAGTCGTTGCCGTCCGAGAGTGCGAGATAAGGAATGCCACCAGCGGCATCTTTGACCGCGACCAGTTCTCCGGGGTGTGACGAAGCCGGGGGCATGGCGGCAAGGTCGAACTGCTTCAGCGAGTGTGGCTTGCTGGCCGGCTTGTCGGCTTTGTTGTTCTTGGCGTGTGCGGGGGGAGCCATGGGGCAGTCCTTTCGGCTGGTGGATGAAGTGGGGAACGGGAACCGGCGTCAGGTGCCGTTAGGGCAGGCAATGGAGCGGCGAACGGCCATGAAGCCCTTTTCGATATCGGATTTCCCGATGGCAAGCCATCGCGGGTCCACGTCGGCATCGTCGGCAAGGTCGCGGATGATCGTAAGCACGCTCTGCTCCGACCGCTGGACGATGTTGATAAGGTCTATTGCTGGCTGAGTGAGGGAGTTGTAGCCCTGTATTGGCGGCGGGTCGTAAACGAACTCAGGCATACCGTTTAGTCCTGTACTCAGCATACGCAAATGGGATACTCACGTTGACTTGCCAGTGCCCGGCATCGTTGTTGCCGATATCGGTCTGCGTGGCCGCACCAAGTAACAGAACGTCGTTAGTCGCGAAGCCGAAAGAGCGGCCTTCCAGGATATCGACGGCTTTGCGGGCAAGGTCGTCGGCTGGAGCGGGACCGACGCCCAGTTGCGTGAAAACCTGGACGAACACGATGCCGTAGCGGTGATACCGGATGCTTTCGCCCGACATGCTGTTAGCTTCGCTGGCTCCGCCATGGCGCACGGTCAGGCGCACGAACGGCGTTGCGGGCACACTCTGCATGTCGTTGTTGTAGTCTACGGGTGCGCCGGTCCATTCTGCTTTGAACGCGCCTTCGATATGAGCACGGGCTTGCTTTGGCGTCATCGCATCGCTTCCCGCAAACCGGCTTCAATCGCCATCTCGACGTAGCCGATGGGTGCCTGCGTGCTGTGGCCGTTGTTCAGCGGAACAATGTACGGAAGATTATTGGATAGCCAGATTGTCCCATCGCCGATTTTGAAATCCGCCGTCACGCCAGCAAGCAGTGCTATGGTTGCCGCTCCCTGCTTGTCGATACGCTCGACTGGCTCCGATGCGGGGACGCCGAGCGTCGGTATCCAGTTCGCCCGTGCCCTACCGCCGACGTAGCCCTTGGGTGGCTTGCGCTTCCACAAATCAGGATTGCCGACCGGCGTGCCCATGACCAATTCGCGGTCAATCGCAAACGCTACCCGGCGAACCATCTGCGAGGTTTCACCAACGACGTTAACCTTGTAGAACTCGTCAAGCCCGGCGTTGAATTCGCGCAGGTTGGTTGTCATCACCATGGCTTACCGCCTATCGTCTCAGCGTCAAGTCGAAGTAAAAATCCGGGTCGCCACGGGCGAGCAGCACATTCCACACCTGTCCCTTGTGGTCGGTCAGACGGTCGCCCGGCTCGCACTTCTCGCGGTTGGCAATCTCGGGAAGGTGCTGCGCGAGAATGATCGCCCGCTTGTCGCTGACCTGAATATCCGCGCCGTCACCGATCAGGCTCAGGTCGTGGTCGAAGATGAATGCCTTGACGGAGGTATCGGTGACCGTGCTCGCCGCCGTGCCCGTCGTCACGTCATACGGCAGGTTCGTGACAGCGTGATAAATGCTGGCTTTCATGCGCGATGCGAGCAGTGTCCAGATGCGTTCCGTGCCGCTCTTGATTACAGCGTCAATGTTCATCGCGTAATTCGTCCAACCCCGCCGCCGCCGCCGACATAACTGCCGAGATGGCGAAGTGCCAGAATGATGTCAGTCGGGATCAACGGCGCGGCAACAGGGGCGGAACCAGCCCCGGATTGCGCAGCCGCCATCTTAATCCCGATAGGTCCGAGAGTGATTTCCTGAACGACTTCGCCGCTGCTTGCCGCCGCTGCCGGAACGTCATCGG